ACCATGCAAACGTGCTTGTTAGCTCAACTGAACACATCTTTGATATGGAGCACTTTGCCAAGTGCTCAGGTGAACTGTCTGACTGGCGTGATGCAGACGCAGTAAGTTTTGGGGTGGATCTTGGAGGCAGGGACGATCTCTGCGCGTACGCTGCCGTTGCACGTTTCGAGACAGACAAAAGCGAAACAGACGGAACTCCGGTTTATAGGTACGAGTCAAAGACCCAAGCGTACATCTCGGTTAACACAAAAAGAGATCTCCGAGAAAAGCCGTTTTGTGACTTTATCGATGATGGACGCATAAGAATAACCCCTGCACCTATTGCCGATCTCCAAGCCGACCTGATGCAAGACTACTGGGATCTCAACGGAACTGATGTTGCTATCGATCCCTATCAGGCACAACAGTTTGGAGAGCAATGCACCCAGCAGGGACTGACCATTGCTTCGATGGCTCAAACAACCGCTCACTTCAATAGTCCGATCAGCATTTTTCGACAAGCATGTGCTGACGAGAACTTTCGTCACAATGACGATGCTCTTCTAAAATGGTGTTTGTCCAATGCAGTTGCTGTTCGGGATCGGAGTGATAGATACATGCTCGACAAAGCGTCGAGCAGTCAAAAAATCGACCCACTCGTTGCATGTTTAATGGCACTCGCAAGAGCGACTGTCGCACCTGTGCGGGGAAAAGGAGACTGGTATGTCACATGAGATAAGAATGGCAGAGAGACTTGGAAAGAAGTTCAAGGCACTGCAAAGCAGGATCTCTGATCCGGCAGCATGGCTGATCGAGGCTTTTGGTGGAGGCAAGGCTAAGTCAGGAGTCAACGTAACAACGAACTCCGTACTTGGGTTGCCACCTGTCTGGTTTGCTGCTCAGAAGATATCTGGGCATCTTGCTGGACTTCCGATCAATGCAAGGAAAAGCAGACCTGACGGTGGAAGCGAAGTGTCAAGGACTTCACCTGGTCACAAGCTTTTAAACGTATCACCCAATCATCTCATGACTCCGTTTCAACTCAAAGAGTTGATGATGATCCATGCGTTGATACTTGGTAATGGCCGAGCGTTCATTGATCGAAACAGCCTTGGTCAACCAACAGCACTCATCCCAGTGCTACCCGAGAACTGCCAGACAATTTTGGTTGATGATCAGAAGTGGCATCTTGTAACCAAGAACGCAGGTATCTCGGCAAACCTTGGAACTGCCTTTTCTGAAAACGAATACTGGAAAGTCCCTGACCGTGACATGCTTCACATCATGGGAATGTCCTACAACGGTATATGGGGCATGCATGTCATCGATGTGCTCCGCGATGCGTTTGGCCTTGGCATTGCTGGGCAGGACGGTTCCGCATCAGCACTAAAGAACTCCGGCAGGCCAGGTATGGTAATTACAGCACCACCTGGAATGTTCCGAAGTTCCAAAGAGGCCTCCGAATTCCTAGCTAATTTTGAAACCAAGCACGAGGGCGTTGAGAACAGTGGCAAGGTTGGTTTGCTTAGGGAAGGGATGTCCCTGAACACTTTGCCAATCTCTGCGTCTGACGCACAGTTCATCGAACAACGTCAGTTCCAGAGAGTTGACATTGCAATGATATTTGGTCTTGAGTCGATCCTTGGCGACGAGACAGGCATCACCTACAAGTCGATCACCGAACGAAACGCTGCATTCATTAACGGATGCCTGAGTCGGTGGTTCTGCAAGTGGGAAGAGGAGTGCAACCGCAAACTGCTCCCAGAGCAACTCAGAGACAGTGGCAATGTCCACTACGAGTTTGATACGACTCCACTGCTCAAAGGCGATCCATCGACGCTCGCAGACTATACACGCAAGATGCGTGAGCAGTTTGCGATTAGCACAAATGAAGTCCGCATTATGCATGGATTCAATCCTGTCGAAGGACTCGACGACGACTTCAATAACGAACCTGCGGGTGAGTCACCCGAGTTACCCCCCGCGACCCCAGAGGAACAAGACGATGAAACTTGAAGGAACAGACGGAAGCATTACGATGCGTGGCATGATCGGTGACTTCCAAAACGGAGTCTCCTCCGATGACTTCATGGATCTCATGGCCGAGCAGACTGGCGACCTGACCATTCACCTCGACTCCGAGGGTGGATGCGTTACGAGTGGCATCAGCATGTATAACCAGATCCGAGCATATGAGGGTGGTGAGGTTACGATCCACATTGATTCTCAGGCATGCTCAATTGCTACTGTGGTTGCCTGCGCTGCTGACAAAGTGGTCATGAACAGCAATGCATTGTTCTTTGTCCATAACGCTTGGACTGTGGCAGCAGAGAACGCGAAGGGATTCCGGCAGGTTGCCGACATCCTCGACATGCTCGATGAGCAGATTTCTGAAGTCTACGCAGAGCGATGCGGTAAGTCTCCCGAAGAATGCAAAAAGATGATGGATGAGGAAACTTGGATGAACGCTGAACAAGCTGTCGAGATGGGTTTCGTTGATTCCGTTTATGCACCAAAAGAACGCAAAAAGCCTGTAAAAGCAGAAGCAAAACCACTTGCGGTTTGTCCTTCTGCAATTAGCAACAAGGCTGATGCCTCTGCAAAGAGAATGAGACTTCGCTTAAGTAATTTGGCGAAATAAAAAAATTTGGTAAAATTGCCCAACTTGTGGGTTCCACCTTGACAAAAAAGGAAATGTTCATGTCTCGCGTAGACGCTATCAATGCTCGCCTGTCTGACATCGCTGATGAGATGCAGGCAATTTCGGACGTTGCTCTCGAAGGCGAAGGTAGCCTGACCGAGGACGACAACAAGCAAATCGATGCTCTCAATATTGAGTTTTCTGGATTGGAAAACGAAAAGGATCGGTTCGTAAAAATTCAAGCAGCAAAAGATAAAATTGCTGCGGCAAAAATCACTCCCGCTGCTGTTGCGGCTATCACCGAACCTGAGTTTGAAAAAGAGGACGAACCCTTGATCCCTGCAAGAGTCAAAAATCAGAAGACCACGGTCTTCAACAGTGTCGAAGATGCGTACGAGTCAGGAATGTGGCTTGCTGCACTTGGCGGAAACCCAAAGGCCAAGCAGTTTCTTGCTAGTCAAAACGAAACGGACGCTGGTCGCGGAATTGAAACCGTGCCGACTCCACTGAGCGATGCGTTGATCAACCTGCTCAATGAGTATGGTCATGCACGAAAGCTTTGTCGTCGGGTTGCGATGGGTGCTCTGACTTGGACAGTTCCAAAGGTCATCGGTCACGCATCCGTATCGTACCCCGCTGAAGAGGGGGCGATCAGTTCGAGCCACATGACTTTCGAGCAAGCCGTTTTGACAGCAAAAAAAATGGCTGGGCTTGTCAAGATCAGTTCTGAACTCGTTGAAGATTCCATTGTCAACATTGTGGATGAAGTTACGAGGGACATCGCCTATGGCATGTCTCAGGCGGAGGACAATTCGCTCTTCACTGGTTCTACCCTTTACACGGGTGGAATCGAAGGTGATGCAAATGTTCTTGGCAACACTGTTGTTGGCGTTGGAAGCATTGCACTCACCGACCTGACTGCTTTGGTTGCACTGCTTCCAAACTTCGCAGGCATCAAGCGTGAGTGGACGATGAACCGAAGCGTGTTCTACGGTCAGGTGCGTGATCTCATCAACGCATCCGGTGGAACTGCAATGCTCGACATTGAGTCCGGCCAGCGTCCTTCACTGTTTGGTTTCCCAGTCAACCTTTGCGAGGCTGTTCCAGGTGCTGCATCAAGCACATCTGGCGACCTGCTTATCACCTTTGGTGATATCGGAACTAGCCACTACTTCGGTGATCGTCGAAATCTGTCCTTCAGAATCCTCGATCAGCTTTATGCAAATACCGATCAGATCGGTGTTCAAGCTACGCAGCGAATCGCGCTTGCTTCAGTTAACCCAGAGGCATTGGTCAAACTGACCATCGCGTAATCGTGACCAAGGTTAAATTCATAAAACCCCACCTCAATCGCGAGGTGGGGTTTATCACAGATAAGCTTAACGAGGGAGTTGTTACAACTCTTCTCTACCTTGGGGTTTGTGAAAAAGTCGATGAAGATTCCAAACTGGACAATCGAAAGAAAAACAAGTCCCGCAAACAATCCAGTAAGTCTCGTAGAGGCAAAGCAGCACCTAAGAGTCGGAGGGACTGCTCAGGATGCGATGATCCAGCGTCTTGTGACCGCTGCGACTGAGCAACTGGAGATTGACACAGAGCGAGCTTGGATGTCTCAGACGTTTGAGCAGCGGATGCTTGGTTTCCCTGAAAAAGGCGGAAGCATTCTTATCAATATGCGTCCTGTCTATTCTGTAGAGTCTGTCAAATACAAGTATGACGACAACGGAACTGCGACAGAGGCTACTCTTGCAACGGATCAATATGACATTGACATTGCAAGACGAAGAGTCTTCCTAGCCCCTGACGTTGATTCTTGGCCTGACACAATTGAAAACAACCGCTCAGTAACCATTGAGTTCACCGCAGGTCAACCAAGTGCTGACTGTGTTCCTGAGCTTGCAAAGCAAGCTATTCTGCTTGAGGTCGGAAGACTCTACTTCGATCCGGCTCAGGAGAATCTAGTCAACACAAATGATGGCAGGAGTTACGAGGCAATCGTCCGCAAGTTGATGCGGAGTAGCTATCCATGACCAAGCTGACTGGATTTAAGCGTAAGCGTGTAGGGTTTAGGAACTACCTTGCTACATTTCAATCGCAAAACTTGCAGACGGACTCCTATGGGCAGAGAACGTACACAGAGGACTCCACATGGGTCACAAGCGTCAGCGACTGGCCTTGCGAGCTAATTAGCGTATCGGGCAAGGAAACCGTCTACGGCGATGCTGTGACCGAGCTATCAACTCATGTTATCGTTGGCGACAAAGAGCAGGCCAAAAGCGTGAATGCTCTCATGCGGGTCATCATTGATGGCGAAGAGTATGGGATTGTCGCGACTAGAGATGTGTCTGGGGCCAACCGTGAACTTCGAGTGGAGTTAAAGAAGTCATGAATGGCAATCAGTACCGATTATTGCAGAACGCAAAAAAAGAGGCACTTGCCATCAAGCGTGGCAAGCGTGTTAGCAAAAAAAAGCAGTCTGGTTTTCAGCACAGCAAGTCAACTGACATGTTGTTTAGGGATCTCAGTTTCTTGATCACAGAGCGTGTTGCAAGGCCAGCCGCTCGCGCCGCTACAACTATTGTCCGAGCAGAGGCAAAGAAGCAGGTCATGAAGACCGGCGAGCGGTCCATGGACGCTGAGAATTCAGTCAATCCGCAAGGGCAACCCATTGGTCGGTCGCGTAGCACCAAGACATTTAACAAGTTGAGCAATAAGCTAAAAGGCAAACGCAAAGAAAGCAAGCAACTTGCAAACTCGATCATTGCCCGCAACTGGAGGGGTCGTCGAAGAGATGGGGTTGTAGGCAGCACTGCGGGTCCATCGCATCAGGTTGCACCGCATGCCCACCTGCTGGAGTACGGTGCTGTCATCATCCTCTGGGGTGGCATCAACAAAGATAGAAAAGGTGGAAACGGCAAAGTTGCCATGCGTCTTCCACCAAGACCGTTTTTCAGGACTGCGGCAGACACAACCATGTCCAAGCAGCAGAAGAAGGTTGTACAGATTGCGAAGCAATGGGCTAAGAGGCTTGGTAAACCCGTGGATGTACCGGAGATTGATAGATGATGCTCCTTGAATATCTGCGTAACCAGCTTCTTACAGATGTTGATGTTGCAGCAGCAGTTGGTAGCAATGTTTTCTGCACCAATCCTCCGCAGGATGTAGCAGGCCAGTACGTTGTCATCACTCAAATTAGCAGCAATGCCTACGATGCTGTAGAATGCAACATGGTTGATTTCTTTGAGTCTCGCATTCAGTTGGAGGCTTGGAGTTACAAGCAGGGAGAGTCGCAGAACACATGGAAAGCATGCAGGTCGTCTTTTAAGTCGTTCCCGAGGGGGTACGCACAGGACTTGATGGTGCGGTCGATAGGTCAGAATAGCGGACCATCGACTGACGCATTCAAGCCTATTGATGGAAGTGACCTGCACATTTACCGAACAATGCAAGACTTTAATGTCTGCTTCTCATTTACTTAGAAGGATTGAAACATGGCATACGGAAGTACATTTCTTGGAGATACTGGACAGGGAGCAGTTATTATCATTAAGGATAATACCTATTGTTCTGCGTCTGATGACAAAATATGCATGGGATGCCCAAGGTCGATTCAGTTACCTGAGTTGACCATGGAGGCAATTGACACAACATGCCTCGACGACACTGGGTTCATGCGACGAATTCCAGCAGACGTTTCTGATCCAGGAACAATTGAGGCAACTTTTGTTTTTGACGCTGCGTTGACCGGACCAAACTCTTTGTTCGCAGATGGAGAGCAGTTGTGCATTACAATTATCCTTCCTCAGTCGAGGGATGCTACAACCTCTCCAGCAAGCCTCACAGCAACTGGATTCATCAGTTCATTGGGATTGCCATCCCTTGAGACAAGCACTCTCATGGAGATCAGCATCACGATTCAGCTTGATGGTGGGACTGGTCCGATTCTGACAACCGAAGCTCCTACGCTTGACTGCAATCCCGCACCATAATTTCATTTTTAGTTTTTGGGAGAAAACAAATGGATGTAAAACTGCAACCTGCCGAAGGGGTCAATCTTGGAACACGCAAGAAAGAGTCTCTCGACAGGTACTGGGTAATTGTTGATGACCAGTGCTTAGGATTCGTGGACTGGTCATCTCCAGGTCATATTTGCTTTATCAAAACTGGCATCGGTCCTTTGGAGAAAGAGCAGATTTCTGAAGAAGTTGCGACCATGATGCAAAGCAAAACGAGAGGGTATGTTGAGCCTCCAGATGTTCCTGACGAGATTTTGAACAAACCTATTGAGGGAGAAGGTTTCTATGAGTTTGACGAAGAAGAAGCTGCTGGAGAAGGCAGCGATTGACAAGCCTCAAAAGCTTGCTCAAAAGTTTTTCGGTGAAGATGTCTATGTTAAGCTTCCTAGCGAACTGAAGCGTTGCCGTAGGGCAGCACAGATGTTCGATGCTAAGGGCAACGCAAAAGACTCTTACCGCGAGCGTCATCGCGTTTACACGATCATTGATTGTGTTTGCGACAAAGACGGAAAAATGGTTTTCTCCGATGCTGACACCGAGGCTGTTTCTAGCCTCGACTCCATGAAACTCGATGCATTGCATTCTGCAATTCAAGAGTGGGTGGACAGCAAGGAAAAAAACGAGGAAGCCGGATCGCAAAGCTAGAGACAGAGTTCCAGAAGAACCACCGACTTCAGTGGGTCTTTAAAATATGCTCTGACTTAAGCATTGATGATCCGGTCACTTGGATGAATAACGTAGATCCAGCAGTCGTTGACAGTTGGATCGCGTATCACTTGGCAGTCCAGAAAATGGAAGAGTCTGCCACATCGGGAGAGAAGCTTGATATGGAATCTGCCCGAGATCAACTGCTAGGAATGGTGTAATGGCTGCTGAACGAGTCGGTGCTCTTCGATACGATGTTATTCTGAATGCATCCTCGCTGAAGAAAGGTGCAATGGAATCTCGGTCTGCTCTCAAGACCTTCCGAGATGCCATGAAGGGCGCGACCACTGATGTTGATAAATATCAGGCAGGAATCAAGAACCTGCAAAAGCTTCGTGCAGATGGCAGCATCACTCAGGAACAGGGTCTTACGATCCTTAAGGAACTGAACAAGGATCTTGATAAGGCTGGATTCAAGAAGGTTGCCCACAACAAGTTCGAGAAAACGAATATCAAGCTTAAAGAGGAGGAGCTTGCTTTACAGAAGAAGATAAACAGGGAGGCAGATCTTGAGAAAAAAATCGAGGCAGAGAAAAACAAGTTCCAAGAAGATGCTTTTGTAAAACGCAGGAATAGAAGCAGTGACGAGCACCGCAAAACAATTGACAGGCACTTTCAAATACAAAAAGCCAACGCCAAAGGTCATAAGCTTTTTATGCTGAATTTGCGTGAACGTATGCGAACGATGAATAAAATGTCACCAGGCATGCAGGCAGGGATACTGGGCAATATTGCAGGTGGTTTGGGTGCGTCAGGGGCCACCATTGGTGCAGTCAGAGCAGGAGCGCAGATGGGTCTTAGGTTTGCTGGCCCAATCGCTGCGATTGCTGGCGTTGGTCTTGCAGCGAAGTCTGCGGTCACTCAGGCAGACAGGCTTAAAAGGATCACGCTTGACCTTACTGTCTTGATGGACAACAACGCCGATGCTGCTGACAGAATGGTGAAGCAGTTTCAATCTTTGGCTAGGAGGACTCCACTTACCACCTCAGTGCTTGCTGATGGTGCTAGGCAACTGCTTGCCTTTGGTAGGTCATCTCAGTTTGTTGTCAAGGATCTAGAAAATCTTGCCACAATAGCTGGTGGTGACACAGAAAGACTCCGTCTTCTTACCAAAGCGTTTGCCGATGTTGTCGCTGCTGGAAAACTGCAAGGTCAGGAACTACGTCAGTTCACAAACCAAGGCTTTAATCCGCTGAGAGAAATGGCGGATATGACCGGAAAGAGTTATGCAAGTCTTCGTAAGCTAATGGAAGATGGCGCGTTTACTGCTGACATGACTTCAGATACATTAGGAAATGCTTCTGAAAGGTACGCAGGAAGACTAGAAGCTTCCATGGAAACAATTACGGCGCAGTGGCAAAAGTTTAAGGGTCTTATGTCGGAGATTGGGGCTTCTGTTGGAGAGAGTGGTCTTCGCCAAATTATAGTTGCTAGCCTTAAAGGGCTGAACAACTTTGCTTCTAATTTGCAAAGAATGACTGGAAACGCGAGAGAT